GACGAGATTGTCGGTCTAGCCGATACTTTTGCCGAGGCGTACCAAGGCCGACACGGGCTGGTCGGCCCCATCACGTTGCATTCGGCCAAAAAGACATCTAATATCGTGGAGTTCCTGACCGACAGCCTGGCTGAGCTTGAAGACGCCCGGTATAAGGTCTGTAACAAGGACGAGACGGCCATCCAGAACATCATCGACGAGATCGTCGGTCTGTACCTGACGACCCTTTACAAACTTCGCTTCTTGGCGTGAGGCTCTGATATGGAACTTTTGAACCCGCTTATTGGCGACCAGTTTGTAGCGCGCACGGTGTCCTACACCGGCACCGCTGGCTCGACTGGCACTTGGCCCGCTGGCCCGCAGGGCGTCGTCGTCTGGTCCGATCAGGCGTGCTACATCTTGGTTGGCGAGGGCGTGACCGCCACGACAGCCAACGGCACACCGCTCCCGGCCAACACGCCGGTTCCTTTCGTCGTGCCTAGCGGCACGGGCGCGCCTTGGCGCGTCAGCGCCATACAGGTCAGCACGGGCGGCACGCTGTACGCGAAGCCGATCAACATCCGATGAGCTTTGGCATCCCCGTCCGAAACGGCCTTGGGCTTGGTTTGCTGGCGTCCACGTCGCTGGCAACCGGCAATGTTGGTTATGGCCCAAGCGGCAACGGCCTCGTCTGGGGCGCGGGCAACTATCTGGTTTGGGGCGCGGGCAACTTCTTGACTTGGGGTTAACACATGACAGACATCAACCTTAAAACCCTCACGCCCGATACGTCGCTGCCGACGACGGGGTTCCTCTTCGGTGCGGACAGTCAGGCAACCGCCAACCCGTCCGTCTACTCCACGCAGACTGTCGCCACGACGCTGCTGGGGTCCACGTCGCTGACGGGTGACACGCTGACGGCTGACGCTCCGGTTCTGAACCTGACGCAGACTTGGAACAATGCGGCGGTTACGTTTACCGGCATCAAGTACAACGCGACCAGCACCGCGTCGGCTGCGTCGTCGTTGCTGTTGGACCTTCAAGTTGGCGGAAGCAGCAAAGTCAGCATTGATAAAAACGGCACTATTATCGGCACTTCGTCCACAACATCTACCGCGCCAAACCCATCAACGGCACCAAACGGCATAACATTTAGTGGGTCAAACGGAAAAAATTACATTTCACAACCACAGTCTCCCGGTGGCGGGTTGATAGTCTGGCTAGATAATGGCGCAGGAACTATACTTCAGTTAGGGCAAACAAAACTTGGAATTCAAAATAGTTGCAATTTGCAATGGTGCGGTACAGATAGTAATCTAGTTCCTAATCTTACACTTCGCCGCCGTGGCGACGCCAACCTCCAGCTTGGAACCGCAGACGCAGCCTCGCCCGTAGCACAGAAGCTCTCCGTTCAGTCTGTTGTAGCGGGGCAGACTAACGCATCCGCTGCGGCGTACCCCTTCACCATTACAGGCGCGCAGGGTACTGGCTCCGGTATCGGCGGTAGCATTATTTTTCAAACGGCCGCAGCTAATACGGGCGGCGGTGCTACGGTTCAAAATACGTTGGCCGACGCTATGGTCATTGACAGCGTCAAAACTGTCCGCCTTGGCACGGGTTACACGGTCGCCACGCTTCCGGCGGCCGGAACGGCTGGCCGTCGTACATACGTGACGGATGCTTTGGCACCGACATTCCTTGGAGTTTTGACCGGTGGCGGCGCTGTCGTCTCCCCTGTTTTTGACAACGGAACTGCATGGGTGTCAGCATGATTACGTACAATTGGGCCGTAAATTCTATGACGGCGTATCCCAAATACGCTGAACTCACCGATGTGGTCTTTCAGGTGGCATGGGTCTTGTCAGCCACGGACGGCACGTACAACTCCGCAGCCTACGGCAGTGTGGATGTGACCTACGTCCCCGGCACGGTCTACACGCCCTACGATCAGCTTACGCTTGAGCAGGTCAATGGCTGGGTTGCTGGCGCTCTTGGCGAAGATGGCATCGCTAAGGCTCAAGCTGACTGTGACTCGGTTATCGCGGCGCAGAAAGACCCCAATCTTCCCGTTACCCCGCCCCTTCCTTGGAACTGACCAAGCGCGGCATGATATTTGACGCCGACGACGCCTTGTCGTAATGTCAAGCCATAACCGTACTGGTGAGGTTTACCAGGTATCCGAAAGGACACATAGCATATGAGCGATGAAGCTCTAGACCTACCAGCGGATAACACCGCGCCGGTTGCAGAAGCCACGGCAGCTCCTGTTTCTGTTGATACCCCGCCGGATGAATCCACGACGGAAGCCTCAAAGTCTTTCACACAGGAAGAACTTGACGCCATTGTCGGAAAGCGTCTTGCACGCGAACAGCGTAAGTGGGAACGAGAGCAGGCCCAGCGCGTTGCGGACTTTGAGGCCCGAAAGGCCGTCTCAGTCACACCGCCCGACGTTAACGATTTTGACAATGCCCAAGCCTACGCGGAAGCGTTGGCGGAACGCAAAGCTCAAGAGATGTTGGCCCGGCGCGAGACAGCAAAGCAGCAAGCTCAGCTTCTGGATGTCTATCACGAAAAGGAAGAGGACGCGCGGGTCCGCTACGACGACTTCGAACAGGTCGCGTACAACCCAAACCTCCCCGTCACGGACGTGATGGCCCAGACGATCCAGTCTTCGGACAACGGCCCCGATGTCATCTACTGGCTTGGGTCCAACCCGAAGGAAGCTGGCCGTATCGCTGCCCTTCCGCCCATCCTGCAAGCGCGAGAGATCGGTCGAATTGAAGCCAAACTGGCTGCAAGCCCTCCGATTAAAAAGACCTCAAATGCTCCCGCGCCTATTAATCCGATTGCAAATGCCAGATCGTCTGGCAAGCAGGTTTACGATACGACCGACCCACGCTCCATGAAAAACATGAGCACGTCGGAGTGGATCGAAGCCGAGCGTATGCGTCAGATTAAGAAGCAGGAAGCGCAGCGCAACCGCTAGCTTTTTAAGGAATGTCAAACGTGGCAAATTCGCTTCTTACCATCGACATGATCACCCGGAAGTCTCTCGAAATCCTTGAGAACAACTTGGTCATCACCCGTAACGTCAACCGCCAGTACGACGACTCGTTCGCCGTTGAAGGCGCTAAAATCGGCTCGACCCTCCGCATCCGCCTGCCCGACCGCGCTCTGGTCACGGACGGCGCTGCGCTTCAGGTTCAGGACGACAACGAGCAGTTCACGACCCTGACCGTCTCCTCGCAGAAGCACATCGGCGTGAACTTCACGTCCGCTGAGCTGACGATGCAGCTTGACGATTTTGCGGAACGTGTTCTCAAGCCGCGTATCTCGCAGCTCGCCTCCAGCATCGACGCCGATGTCGCCAACTCGTTCCTGTCGGTTTACAATTCGGTTGGCACGCCCGGCACCGTCCCGTCCACTTCGCTTGTCCTGCTTCAGGCCCAGCAGAAGCTGAACGAGTTCGCCACCCCGATGTCCCCGCGCTACGCGACGGTCAACCCGGCTGCGAACGCTGGCCTCGTCGAAGGCATGAAGGGTCTCTTCAACCCGACCTCCACCATCAGCCGCCAGTTCAAGAACGGCATGATGGGCGAAGGCATCCTCGGCCTTGAAGAAGTCAACATGTCCCAGTCGATCCGTCAGTTCCTGACCGGCTCGGCCGTGCGTACCGACTCCCTCACGGTCACGTCCACCCTGTCTACGCAGGGCATCAGCACGATCTCGTTCTCTGGCGCTACCAACGCGAAGACCCTCGTCCCCGGCGATGTCTTTACGATTGCCAACGTGTACGCGGTCAACCCGCAGGTTCGTGAGTCCACTGGTTCGCTCCAGCAGTTCGTCGTGACCAACACGGTCACTTCGGCCAGCACGGCGTTCACCAGCGTCACGTTCTCCCCGGCCATCTACACCTCAACGAACGCCCTTGCGAGCGTTGATGCGTTCCCCGTTGCTGGCGCTGTCGTTACCCTGCTTGGTTCGGCCAGCACCTACTACCCGCAGAACCTTGTGTACCACAAGGACGCGATTACCTTCGCCACCGCCGACCTTCTGCTTCCGCAGAATGTCGATATGGCTTCGCGTCAGGTCCACAACGGCATCTCGCTTCGCATTGTGCGCCAGTACGACATCAACAACGACCGTATGCCTTGTCGTATTGACGTGTTGTACGGCTTCAGCACAATCCGTCCGCAGATGGCCACTCGCCTCTGGGGCTAAGCTAACCCGCCCCCGGCCAACGCCGGGGGCACCTCCTTTTCTTGAAAGGCTCTTAACATGGCTCTCCCTTCTGTTGGCGGTGGCTATCAGTTTAATGATGGCAACCTGAATGAAGTAAAACTCACCGTTGCCGCTGTACCGACTACGGCAGCCGACAGCGCCACGCTGACGGCTGCTCAGCTCACCAACGGCATCATCATCGGCACACCGACGACAACGGCGGCCTACACGCTGCCTTTGGCGACCGACCTCGACGCCTTGCTGACGAACTCCAAGCCTGGCTCGACGTTTGACTTCCGCGTCATCAACACGACGACGGCGGGCGTCATCACCGTGACTACCAACACTGGCTGGTCCATCGGCAGCAGCGGCTCGCAGGGTCTTATGACCATCGCGGCTACGGCTGGCACCGTGCGCGGCTTCCGTGCGCGTAAAACTGCTGACGGTTCTTGGGCGCTCTACGCTCTCTCGTAAGCAAACCGGCCCCTGCTTCGGCAGGGGCCAACCTTTACAGGAAATTCTATGCACATCTATCTGCGTCACCCGGACCACGGCACCAAGGTTGCCACGATGGACCTTGAAGCGATTTATGATGAAGAGAACGGCTGGACGCGCTATACTCCCGGCCAGCCTGCGGTAAGTGCGTCGGCTAACGAACTGGTCTCCAGACGGCGCGGGCGTCGTCCTTCGGTTGAGGAAATAGCGGCAGATGACAACGACAGCGGGCGATCAGATTAATGGCGCGCTTCGTCTCCTCGGCGTCCTAGCCGAAGGCGAAACCCCGTCTGCGGCCACGTCGCAGGACGCGCTGACGGCGCTCAACCAGATGATTGACTCGTGGAACACCGAGCGACTGGCCGTGTTCTCCACGCAGGACCAGGTGTTCAGTTGGCTGCCCGGCCTTATCTCGCGCACGCTGGGGCCGACCGGCGACTTCGTCGGCAACCGTCCAATCCTGCTGGACGACTCAACCTACTTCAAAGACCCCGCCAGCGGCATCTCCTACGGCATCAAGATCATCAACCAGCAGCAGTACGATGGCATCGCCGTCAAGACTGTTACCAGCACCTACCCTCAGGTGATCTGGATCAACATGAGCTACCCCGACATTGAAATGTACGTCTACCCGGTGCCGACCAAGACGCTGGAGTGGCACTTCGTCTCGGTTGAGGAGCTGACGCAGCCCGCGCTGCTGTCTACCGCGCTGACCTTCCCGCCGGGCTACCTCCGTGCGTTCCGCTACAATCTGGCTTGCGAGTTTGCGCCGGAGTTCGGCATCGAGCCGTCGCCTACGGTGTCGCGCATTGCAATGGCGTCCAAGCGCAACCTGAAGCGCATCAACAACCCTGACGACATCATGGCGCTGCCCTACAGCATGGTTGGTAACAGACAACGTTACAATATTTTTGCGGGAAATTTCTGATGCAGACGCCCATCCTCGGCTCTGCGTATGTTACGCGCTCCGTAAACGCTGCGGACAATAGGTGCGTGAATTTGTACCCTGAAATTGTACCCGAAGGCGGCAAGCAGGCGGCGTTCCTCCAGCGTGCGCCCGGCCTACGTCGGCTGGCGACGGTGGGCCTTGGTCCTATCAGAGGACTGCACGCCTACGGCAACTTCGCCTACGTCGTGTCTGGCAACGAACTCTACCGCATGGACCCGGCGTACAACACCGTGCTGCTCGGCACGGTCGCCAACGACGGCCCGGTGTCGATGGCCGACAACGGCACCCAGCTCTTTATCGCGTGCAGCGGCCCCAGCTACATCTACAACAACAGCACGCTGGCGTTCGGAGCCATCACTGACCCGGACTTCCCCGGCGCGCTGACCGTCTCGTATCTAAGCGGATACTTCGTCTTCATTGAACCCAACAGCCAGAAGGTGTGGGTCACGCAGCTTCTGGATGGCACGTCAATTGACCCGCTGGACTTTGCCAGCGCCGAAGGCGACCCGGACGGCCTGATTTCGTCAATTGTGGATCACTCCGAAGTGTGGCTTTTTGGCACCAACTCGGTCGAGGTCTGGTACAATTCCGGTGCGGCAGCGTTCCCGCTCCAGCGCATTCAAGGCGCGTTCAACGAGATTGGTTGCGCTGCGACGTTCTCGGTCGCCAAGCTCGACAACGCCCTGTTCTGGCTGGGCGCTGACGCGCGCGGCAAAGGCATCGTCTACCGCGCCAACGGCTACACGGGCGTGCGCGTCAGCACGCACGCGGTCGAGTGGCAGATCCAGCAGTACGAGAACATTGCTGACGCCACGGCCTACACCTACCAGCAGGACGGTCACGCCTTCTACGTGCTGTCGTTCCCCTCCGCCAACGCGACGTGGGTCTACGATGTCGCGACACAGGCGTGGCATGAGCGGGCGGGCTTCAACGATGGGGCCTTCACCCGCCAGCGCGCGGCCGCGCAGATGTTCTTCAGCGACGAGACCATTGTGGGCGACTACCAGAACGGCAAGCTCTACGCTTACGATCTGACGCTCTACGCCGACGACGACCAGACGCAGCGGTGGCTGCGCTCGTGGCGGGCGCTGCCGACCGGCCAGAACAACCTCAAGCGTGTGGCTAACCACACGTTGCAGCTTGACTGCGAGTCGGGCGTGGGCCTCAACAGCGGGCAGGGCAGCGACCCGCAGGTCATGCTGCGCTTTTCTGACGACGGCGGACATACCTGGAGCCGCGAGCGTTGGTCCTCGATGGGGGCCATCGGCGAGTACGGCAAGCGCGTGTTCTGGCGCAGGCTGGGCATGACGCTGAAGATCCGCGACCGCGTGTACGAGATATCCGGTACGGACCCGGTGCCGATCTACATCATGGGCGCGGAGCTGATCGCGAGCGGCACCAATGCTTAACGACAGCCAGATCCCGGCACCGCGCGTCCCGATAACCGAGAAGGAAGGCGGGCTAATCACCCGCGAGTGGTTCCGGTTCTTCAACTTCGTCTACGAGCAGATCGTGCGGCTGACCTCGTTTGCTTATGGGACGTTCAGCGGGTTTGAGACGACGACGTGGGTGTCGAACACCACCACGCAGGTGTCCATCACGGACACCGCGCTGAGCAGCGGCGTGTCGGTGGCGTCATCGCAGGTGACGGTTGCCAACGCCGGGCTGTACTCCATCAACGCCTCGTTCCAGCTCTACAACCTCAACACTACGACGGCGTACACCATCGCCCTGTGGGCGCGCGTCAACGGCGTGGACGTGCCAGGCTCCCTGCGCTACGTCACCGTGTTCGGACCGGGTGGCAGCGCGCAGGCGTACAGCACCCACACCCTTGACCTTACGTTGCAACTTCCGGCCGCAGCGTATATAGAATTTTACGGTAATTCCTTCGGCGGGGTAGCGCAGCTTCGTACGATTGCTGCTAACACGACCATAACCGCGCCGTCTGCCGCCAGCATCCTTCTGAACGTGACCCAGATAGCATAGGACGGACACATGACCTCTTACAATTTGTCATCCTTCGCTGGCGCTGGAGCGCAGTTCTT